GCGAGAGAGATCAATAAAGCAGGAAAGAAATGATTATGATTGTTTCATTCCTGAGAGCTGGGCTACAGTTGTAAATACTGCAGCTTTCCCTTTATTTCTTGTTTTGGTCTATTATCAATTGTTGAAACCTTGGTGGGAAAAATTTCAGCCTCAAGCTGATAAACTTACTAAGGAAGTTATGAAAACTATTGAGGATGCTAACAAAACACTTATTACAGTAAACAAGTCTGTTGAAGTTACTTCTAATGTGATTGATGATATGCAAGATATGTATTTTGGTAAAAATTGTAAGCCAGAATATAAAATTATGGCTATGGATATTAAAATTCTTATACATTGTATTTATGATGCTATAAACAAGGATTTTAAAGGTCTTATTCGTGGCTTATCTGACTTTTCATTACTACATCCTGAAATGATACAGCAGCTTATAGAGACTATTCATAATAACATGAACTATGTTGTAAAACGTGTCTCAAGTGTATCTTTTACGTGGCGAGGTAAGAAACAACGTGTCCGTGCTGATCAGTTTGAAGATTTTTTGAATAATCCTGATGAGAATGAAGTTATTCAAGATGAAGAATTTGAAACTCAGGGTTTTACTGAAGATTGTTTAGCTCCTTTTATGAGTATAATCAATGTTTTTCGTAGTGGATCTATGAGTCCTCAAGAAATGAGAGATGCAAATACTAGGTCACAATATGTCTTTTACAACTCTAAGTTTTGGACAGATCAATCTACCATGATAAAAGGAATTTCATCGTATATTGGTAGGGAATTATTTGATTATGATCCATTTAATCCTGGTCATTCTGAATTTACTCAAACAATAGTGTCAACTATTGAGTATATAGATCGAGTGATTTTGCGTGAAAATGACTTTGTTACAGATCTTGATCTATGTCGTGAGGTTATAAATAAACACCAAGAAGCTATTCTTAGTAAGAATAGTCCACGAATGGATACTATTTCCGGTGCGTTGCGAACTCACTTTAATCAGCGATTCTTAGTTTTAGAACGATTATCCTGTAAAGCAGATCCTATACTGAAAGGTATTTGTGAACGTATTGAACCTCAATCCTGTATGTGGATGGGTAGAGCAAAAGCTGGTAAAACTGCAGCAATGAAATATACCTGTAAGGCTTTAAGACACTTCGAAGGAAAAGTTTTTATGCCCACAGATATTTATACAATGAAGGCAGATAGTCCATATTGGGATGGTTATATGTATCATTGGTGTGTACAGCATGACGATATTTTTAAAGAATTGGATCCTATGACTAGACAAAATTCGGCTTGTCAGTTTATGGGTTGCATAGGTAATGCACCATACTTTTTAAATATGGCTGAGTGTGAAGCTAAAGGAAAAGTTGCTTTTAATTCATCGTATTACTTTTTAAC